ACCTTTCTTTTTATAAACCTCTACTGCGTTACGAAGCTGGACTCTCCACTTATCGGGATCAGTTCCGATCAACCTCCAGCCAATTAAATCAGCTAATAACTCTAGATATTGGTCAGGGCATCTGCCAATATCATATAGAATGTTTATTTCATTATCTTCGGTAATACGGTCTGCCATGCTGAATGACATGGCTTGTAAAAACTTAATAAGAGGACCATCAGCCTCTTCGTCCTCAATCAATCCTCCTCCAGCTAAATAATCAATAAATGCGTCTCTAACTTTGTGGTCAGAGGAGTCCATATAATGTGGAGAATATACTATCTCGTTTAAAGTTTTTAGTCTATCTAGCAACTGCGTTCCACTAGTATATGTTCCGTTATCTGTTGTTGCACCAGAGACATAATCAACTGGAATAATTTGATCTGCTAACGCAAAGGTTGCGTTGTGTCTCCATAAATACTCTTGGAATATGTTGATGAAATCAACAAACTCGACAGGTCTTCCGCTCCAAAGATTTTTTGTAATTAGCTCTGCTACTGCGTTTGAGGGATCATATACTCCTGCTGCGGGACCTTCACGGTTTAAGAAGTAAATCCATCCTAAATTTTCAATCAGATACTTGTGGGTTCCACTACTATCTGCTGCAAATACTCCTGATGTTCTGGTATTATCTACAAGACTAGTGTGAGCACCAGTTGTAGGCACTGGAAACTTGGCTAGGGTAGTTTTTATATGATCCAAGAATGTCGTACTTGAATCAAAGTCTCTATAAAAATTACCAAGAGGAGCTAAGATGTTTCTTTCAAAATCATCAGAAGTGATTATGTTTGGAACATTCTGCTTATAGAAGAATCTTGAAATACCTTCCTGAGTATTAATTGCAGACAGTTCCTCTACTCCAGCTAACGATGATACTGGTAGGATTGAGTTTATGTTCTTAGCAGCAAGTATGTGCGAGTTGATTAGCTGGTTAGTATAACTAATGCTTTGCCCAGATATCTCAATCTCATCATCAAAGTATACTTGAGGTATGATCTTCTTAAGCGCATCTAAGTAGTTTCGTTTGAAAAACTTTTGGTTGCTTTCATAGTTCTCAAAAGATCTACCAGTAGATACGACAGAGACTAGCTTGCTACTAGTTTCGCCTAAATCATTTATTCTACTGGATTTTACTACTCTTCTGGTCATTAGACTGTTACGGTTTTAATAACAAAGTTGTTTAGCTGTATAATTTCGTTGAAATCTACATCTATCACTGGGTCAGTGTTGTCCACTGTGGCGAACCTAACATTAGATAGGTTGAATATTTCTTTACTTAAATCTGCGGCGACAAATGATTTCCCAAAGTCGGTGTTATCTACATCAAAGTAAGTTAGAATTACATCAGAAACCTCTTGCTCAATTGCTCCTTTGATATCTTCTAACTCCTTATCAATACGAATTGTAATGATGAGATCTAAAGTTCTAATCAAACCATCAACAACTACTACCTCATCGGTAATCATCTTCTTCTCTTCTATCTCATCTAGAAGCTGCTTCTTAAAAGTTATCGAAGCCTTCTGGAGTTTTGTCTGTGATGCTCGTTCCAAAGTATATACATCAATAACATTAGCAGAACTGTAAGCATCGCGCACTACTGCTGTAGTCTTACCTAAAGTTCCTTGTTTTGATCTGAAGGTGTTTCCGAAAGCGATGTAATCCTCAAGGGTTACAATCCTATCCTGTCTTCTGAATGTTAGAGGAGCATACTTTTTAGCGTGTTCTGCTGTCTCTGCCTCAGCGCCACCAGTCATAGGTGTGCGGTTTTCTACAGTAAACTTAAGTGTGCCAGCAGTGTCGGTATCGGCAGTAAGAGAAACATTGATTGTATCAGATGGAAGATTACCTCTACTTCCTCCTCCGACTCGATAAGCTACGGTAAACTCAGCATTTGGTGGTGGGCCTATTCCTACGAAGTTGTCACCAAATAAGATTGTGGCTGCATAATCATCATCGTACACTACTTGAAAAACTCTATCATTTGCTCCTGATGCTGAATACAACCTCTCAACCTGCTCGTACTGCCCCGTTGCAGGGTTGCCGACACCAGCATCAACATAAACATCAACACTACCATCAATGATCGGTGAGTCTGTCAAAGTAATAGTTTTATTACCTTCAGTGGCATCAAAGGTTCCATTCTGAGTTACTAATGCACCTTCGATGAGCGCCAGATTTGTAAATAAAGAACTCGCGGCATTGTCTGCCTCACTACCCTCAAGCGTAATAGTAGCGTTTAAAGAATCTAAGCTTTGAATTAAATTGTTCTCTATCTTGTACAGCGTATAGTTGACTGGTGCTCCGTCCTCTTGTGATATAATTGAGAATACTCTAGAAGATGGTTGAAACACTAGGGGGAAGTCTGCGGCTATGGGGTCTGTATCTGCCTGTAGCCTTGCTCCACCTACAGAAGCCAGAGGACCGCGAAGATCTACTCCAATAAGCTCTAACAGCTTCTTCAAGTTGTTTCTAGTCTTTACAGTTCTTAGGAAGTTCTCATTGGCAAGCATGTCAGCCTTTAGTGAGGATACTGCGCCCATATATGAAACAAGCTCGATGAGCATCATTCCTAAATCCGACTCAGCAAAGTTTTGATAATCATTAGGGTACACGGCCTTTACATAATTAATCAAATCTTGTCTAATCGTGTAGAAATCATTTCCAGCATAGTTAATATACTGCTGCTTCTTCCTGTCTGGAATAACAGCAAGTTTCATAAAATCCGAATCTGTAGTTCCTGAAAATGACATTACTTGACCTCTATATCAGCCTCAAAAGTATCTAGGGATGAATCGCGTAATTGTAGTGTGAGCGATATTTTTAATAAGTGCTCGTTGCCTTCTTCGCCACCCATAACGGATACGGCAAGAATTTGAGCTTGTGGGAAATATTTTGTTATAGCTCCAAGCACCTCTTGTTTAATTAATATAAAAGTTACTTCGTCCATAGGCTCGAAGATATACTTTCTCAAGCTTACTCCAAAATCGGGCAGCATGACTCGCTCACCCCTCTCAGTTCTCAAAAGCTGTCTAAGATTATTCTTTATTAAGTTTATCCCATAAGCCTTGCTAAAATACGCTCCTGTTCTCTTTCCAAACAGAGTAGCGTCTCCAGTAACCTTGTTTAGGTTAGCGGATAGAGGGTATGCCATACCCGATTTTTTTCTGTATTGAGACTTGACGGCCTTTTGTACAGATATAGAAACCTCTCTTCCGTATTTATTAAATGTGGTTGTGGTAGCCATTATGTTCTAATATTCTCAAAGAAGCCTCGTTGTGCTTTGTAGTTTGCTGAAACCTCATCAGCAGTTAGTGGACGGTTGTAGAATTTTACACTTCCTATGAATCCGTGAAATCCGCTTTTCTTTCCTCCCCACTCTCCACCTAAGAAGTTCATACCTGTGTTAGATCCTTCTGTATACCAATCAGTCCCTTTAGAGTCCATACCGTCTGTATATCCTCCACCTATAATGAATGGCGTAATATTCACTCTGCTTCTATCAGCAGCGTTAGGGCCTTCCCAGTACCAAAAATCTTTTTGGCCTACGCGGTTTCTAGGGAATCTAGGTGCGACAAGTGGTAGATCATCATGAGTTATTCCGTAGCGGAAACTTGATGCATCTAGCTTACTTGGGATATTTGGAGGACCCTCAACGCCGAAAGTATCAAACGCACCGGAAGTAACCATAGTGTTACCGTTTAGATAAATTTTAACTTCATCGTTTGTATAATCGACCGTTATAGTAGCAAGCGCAAACGAACCTGATACATCATCAAACTTTACTCCATTAACGGTTGTGTCTGTAGGAACAGAGGTTCCGTGATATCCATCAATCTTATGCTCTATCCCATACTCACAGTCTTTTGGGTTTCTACCGATACCTACGAAACCGATTCCGCTAGTGCTGTAGCTTTGAGTTGGGAATATGCCGAAATTAATTCCGTTAGTAATATCATTATCAGCAGGATCATTTGAGGGCACAGATCCAGAAGTTAATCTCCTATCTCTAGTGAACCCAATTAACAACCCTTTGGTTGCAGCGGGAGTCGGATAGGTATTAATTCCATCTGTGTCGTCTGTGCCTCCTCTGTTTTCACAACCCAGAATAACTCGGGTTAGTGACGAGGTACTTTGATCAGCAGCCCATCCAGCGCCCGTTGCTTCATGAAGATCTGGGACATGGACCCATGCCTCGAATGACATACCTGTGCGCTTGTAGAATAGACTATCCATATCATCGTAGCCTGTCTTTACTTCTGCATACCCGTAAGGTCTATAAGGGCTAAACAGGTACTCATCATTTGCTGTGTATGTAGAAGCTTTTGGACTCCCATCACTTCCTGAGAAGAAATTACACACCCCTCTGAAGTAAGGTATACCAATACCTGAAGGGAACAGAGAGTCTACTGAAGAGGCTACGAGCTTTGCTGGCTTGTCCGATACTCCAGACACCGCGCAGTTAATGGCTAGATACTCATTAGAATCGGGGTTAACTAAGTCTGCATCTAAGAAGTTATAGATTGCTACAAGGCCACTAGTCGTAATCGCATCTTGAAGACCTAGCACAGTGCCCGATGTTCCAGTTACATCAGGATCAGATGTTATAATTTGACCAGTTCCTACATCTGGGACCATGATGTCTGTGTAGGAGAATTTTTCCTTCTCTAGCTCAACGGTTATGAATTTTGGACATACGGGCAGAACTATTCCAGAAACTTCACCGGGACTGAACATTATGTCCTCCTGCGCTCTCTTAGCGATACCTATCTTAGTATCATCAAGAGAGGTTAGGTCATTGATTGGAATCTCTCCGGGTTTTGGTATTCTACCGTCTGGAGATAGAGTAACTATGACCTCGATTTGCTTCTTTCTTCTTTTGATCTTTCCATCGTGAGCCGCAATCTTAGAGTACAAAGTCTCTCTAGCATTGACGACCTCAGCAGAATCTTCTGTGTATACGCCTGCTAATAGCTGACCGACATAAGAAGATAGGTCATATATTTCTCGGTTTCTTTGATCAATCAGAACTTGCAGGAAGTGATCTTCGTCATAATACTCCTGCATAGGAGCGGACTCATTAATATATGCTGTATCAAATATTGTGTTAGCATACTCATTGAAAGTCTTAAGATCAATCATCTTACCCTTACCACCTAGGTTAGGGTTGTAATCTAGCATCCACTTTACTGCTGCATCGGGAATTTCATCAGGAGAGT